CTAATGCGTGGCTTGTACGAGAGTACAAAAAACGTGGCGGTACTTACCGAGTGGAGAAAAAACGTGGCAAGAAGTAGCGGTGGATTAACCCGTTGGTTCAAAGAAAATTGGGTTGATGTCAAAACTGGTAAACCTTGTGGCCGTAAAAAAGGCGAAAAACGAGGTTATCCAGCTTGTCGTCCCAAAAATCGTGTATCAAGTAAGACACCTAAGACAGTCGGAGAGATGACCGCAGCCGAAAAAGCAAGATTTAAGCGTGAAAAAACAAGCAGTAAGAAGATAACATATCAACATAGACGTAAAAAAACTAAAAAAAAGAGTTAAAAATGGCAAAATCTCATGCAATGGCAAGATGTCAAGGTTACATCGCCTCTGTTCGCAAAGGAAAGAAGAAAAAAAGCACTAAAAAATCAACTAAAAAGAAAAAATAACTGTGAAAAACGCAGTTTCAAGGTAAGATAGTCGTATAAGTAAATTTTTCTTAGAATCATGGCATTTTTTCGTGGTGAAGAAGGCTCTGTATCATTTGATAACGGAACTGGATCAGTTGGAGCTATAGCTTCGACAACATCTTGGACTTTAGATACAACAAAAGATACTCTTGAATGTACTGCTCATGGAGATACATCAAGAAAGTATGTAGGATCTTTAATTTCTGGTTCAGGTACAGTTGACCTTCTTTATACAGCTACAAGTGGAGATGATACTGCGGAGATTATTTCAGATGTACTGACAACAGAAGATGCTGGCGATGCTGCATTTAATCTTTTCTTAGACACATCAGGAAGTAAAAAATTAAGTTTTAACGGAATTATCACAGGAACTTCATTTAGCTCTACAGTTGGTGATATTTCTACAGTATCAGTTAGTTTTGTAACTAACGGTGCTATTACTTCTGCTCTCTAATGCCTAAAAAATCTTACTCAGCAAAGCAACGTAAATTAGCTGCTGTTGCTCCACCACGGGATAAGATTACGGCTGCCGATTTAAAAAAATTACGTTCTAAGAAGAAAAAGAAAAAGAAGTGAAACTCACTACTCGCCAAAAAAATTTATTAGAAAAACATTCTGAACATCATAGTGCGAAGCACATGGAGTTTATGAAAAGGCGAATGAGAGCAGGAGATACATTTAGCCAGGCTCATAAAAAAGCACAAGCGAAGGTGGGCAAATGAGAAAACGCAAAGGTGTAAGTCTAACTTTGGGACGAGGGGAGAAGTCTCGCAAAGGAGGACTTACTGCAAAAGGTAGAGCAAAATACAATCGTGCTACTGGTAGTAATTTAAAAGCACCCGTTACTAAAAAATCAGGTCTTACTGAATCAGAAAAGAAAAGAAGAAAGAGTTTTTGTGCGAGAATGTCGGGTATGCCAGGCCCATTAAAAGATAAAAAGGGACGTCCTACTAGAAAAGCGTTAGCATTAAAACGATGGAGGTGTTAATTAATGACATATGCAATTCCTGGTAACATTAGAACTAATATTGTTTCATCTACTTCTGTAGGTGGTGTTGATAGTCCTTTCACGAGGACAAGGGCTGTCTTGGATATGATGAAAGGTTGGGAAATAATGAAGGCTGTTACAGAAGGCACAGAGTACCTTAGAGAAAACTCTGAAGCGTTTTTACCCCTCGAACCAAGAGAAGATTATGATGCTTATATTGCAAGAGTAAATAGATCAGTATTTAGTCCCTTTACACAGAGATTAATAAGAGCAGCTACGGGTCTCGTATTAAGAAAACCAATAACTTTAACAGGAGATCCTTATTGGACAGAGATGTTCAAGATGAATGTTGATGGTTGTGGTTCAGATTTAGATGAATATGCAAGAAGAGTGTTGATGTGTTCTTTGATTTATGGTCAAAGTCATATTCTTGTTGATTATCCAGCTCCATCGGGTGCTTTAACACTTGCAGAAGAACGCCAACAAAATCGCAGACCTTATTGGATTGAAATAGATCCAAACAATCTTTATGGCTGGAGGCTTGATAGGGAGTCTAATTATGGAAATTTAGTACAGGTAAGATTAGCTGAAAAAGCAATATTACCCGATGGGCAATTTGGTGAAAAAGTTTACGATCAGATAAGAGTGATAGAGCCAGGTAGGTATAGAATTTTTCGTAAAAAAGAACAGATTGAAGAAATGTATGACGTTGCAGATAACAGTGTTACGGGTAATTTTGAGATGGGTTCAGCAGATAAAGATTACAAACAGGTAGAAACTGGTAGTTTTTCTCTTGGTGAAATACCTTTAGTAACAATTTATTCGGGAAAAACAGATAATCTAGTAAGCAAACCACCTTTATTAGATATTGCATATTTAAATCTTGCACATTTTCAAAGACAAGCTGATCTAATTCATAGTTTGCACGTTGCATCTCAACCAATGCTTGTGATGGAAGGATATGATGATCAGACTAAAGACTTAGCTATTTCTGTAAATTATGCGATGGCAACTCAGCCTGGCAATAAAGTTTATTATGTAGAACCAGCTTCTAGTGCTTTTGATGCTCAATCTGCTGAAATTAAAGAATTACAAATGCAAATGGCAACTCTTGGTATTAGTACTTTGAGTCAGCAAAAATTTGTAGCTGAATCTGCTGATGCTCGAAGATTAGATCGTGTCGATACAAATTCCATGCTTGCAATGGTTTCTATGGAATTAGAGCAAAAACTTCAAAAATGTTTCAATTTATCTGCTGAATATGTAGGTATTGAACCACCAGAAGTAAAAATCAGTAGAGATTTTGATATTGAAAGATTAATTGGACAAGATATTACGGCTTTAACATCATTGTTTGATCAACAAGTCATTGATAGAGAAGAATTTAGAGATATTTTGGTACAGGGAGAAGTGTTACCATCAGCAAATGAAGCCAAATCGGAATAATCTGCTAAGATAATATACAAGTACACAATTAATTATGGCTGGATCTATTGATAGAGTTCTACAGGCTGATGGAACTTACAAATGGGAAGTAACAGAGTTAAAGCCTAAAACACAAGAAGTTGCTGAAGTTACTCCTGCTCCAAAAGAAACTAAGAAAAAAGTCTCAAAGAAGAAAACTACAACCCCTCTATCTGAATAATTTATGGCAATCGAAGAAAAAGTAGTTCAGCCAAGCACTGAAACTACTGAACCCGTGGTATCACAACCACCAGCTCAACCCCCATCACCTTCATTAGATTCCGTAAAAGCTGAATATGAACAGCAGATACAGGAGTTAAAAAGACAAAATGCTGAAAGCAATACTAAATGGACAGAAAAATTTAATGATGTAAAAAGTAAATTAGATGGTGTTTATGAAAAAGAAGAGCAAAAGAGAAAACAGATATTAGAAGATCAAGGCCAATGGAAAACACTTTGGGAAGAAGCTAATAAAACAGCACAGGAGAAAGATCAACAAATAGCTAATTTATCTCAACAGCTTGAAGATTTAAAAAACTCCAATGAATTAGCTTCAACAAAGACAACAGCACTTTCAGCTATCAGTAATCTTGGAGCGATAAATGCAGAACAAACTTTGGCATTGTTACAAAATAAGTTACAAAAAAATGCTGAAGGTAAAGTTGTAATTCTAAATGGTGGAGTGGAACAAGACTTAGACTCTTATCTCACAAGTCTCAAGAATCCTGGCAGTGGTTGGGAACATCATTTCAAACCAAGTACTGCTGCAGGAATGGGTGCAAAACCAACTCCTACATCAAACGTAGGTGGAGGACAGGTAAACCCTTGGAAAACGGGCAATCTCACACAACAAAT